ATTTAAATCTTGCTCAACTCCACCATTTAAAACAACAACTTTACCTTCAGCGTTCTTTTGTAACTTTCCCTGTAACAATGCCAAAGTCTGTTCCGCATTTATCGCACCTAAATTACTGATAGCTGCAAGTGCTGTTGTTTTTGTGGAGGCTACTTCGTGAGAATTTTTCATCTCTTCAAGCTGTTGAGACAAGCTAGATATTTGTTGATCTTTTTCCTGTGCCGTTTTATTAGCTTCTTCCCAAAGGGTTTTCCATTGACCCTGTTCTTCTAGGTCTTTGGTTCGTTTTTCCTCTTTCTGTTTGTAGACATCATCTAATTTACCCTTGATGCCCTTAAATTTTTCTTCTGCTTCAGCAGCTTCTTTACGGGCAGCAGCTAATTTTGCCTCGTATTCTGCTTTTACAGAATCTAAATTTGGTGCTTGTGGTTGTGAAGGAGTGTCAGCCACGGGCTGTTCAGAAGGATTCACGGAATCAGGCTGAATGACTTTTTCTTCGATTGCCATTAATTATTCGGAAAGTGGGTTAGTAGTTTTCTTTTTTGAGATCTTTTTCTTGGTTTCTTTTGGTTCGGGAGCAGAGGAGACTTCAGCAACTTTTTGTGCTTCAGATTTAGGCTCTACTACTTCCCATTTATAAGTTCCGTCAGATTGCAGAACTTTATCAATAGATCCAGCCATAGTTTTTATGTACTTATCTACTATTGTATCAGACTATTCAGATTTGGCCTCATTTGCTGATGGTAATACTTCTCCCTGCACTAAAATGTCTCTAAATTCCTCTCTATCAATGACTTGTTGATCGAATAGGGATGTTAAGGCTGTAATATCCTGACCGATTAATCTTTCGATGTCAAAGTCTCTACTTATTTTTACTTCTGGTGGTTCGATTCCAACATAATCGGCTGATAAATTGAAGGCTTTTTGAAGTTTTTGTTCAAGTTCCATAGATACCATTGCGAGCATGGAGTTGGTATCTACACGATCTAGCCTACGGGCATCTGCTGATTCGGCAACAAATTTCTGTTGTGATAATGTACTGATTCCAAGTGTTGCCATTTGCATTTGTAGCTCTTTTATTTCTGCGGATTGAGCATCAAAAGCACTGGAAGCTGGCTCTACATAGTAAACTTTGTTGCCTGGTTGAGTTGCCATTGCATAGTTTACACTGATAGCAAGGTCTTTGGTTTGATCGTCATAACCTTCCATAACAAGCATTGGTTGAGATGCAACGTGCAAACTATGAATTAAGTCAGCCTGTCTTTGGAAATGAGCCAAGTTTAGGTATGCAATGTCCTGTAAAGGTGGTTTGCTAACTAAATTATCGGTTTTTCCAGAATAAATAGTAACTAAAGGTATTTCGCCAAGAGAAAAACTACCAGATTCAACTTGTTGGTAATCTTTATCTGCTGATCCAGCTTCAAAACTACCAGCATAATCCCCATCTGCAACGTCATACATTTCCTCTATTTGCTCTTTTTTGCGGAATACTCTGTAACTTCCTGGTTCGATTACTCTTACTTGGTCGAATACCTTTTCCCCGAACTGTCCATCTGGAAGTACAGCCTTTTCTCCTATTCTCACCTGTATCAAGTTTCCGTAATTAGATTCACGATCTAGTCTCCAGCCATAAAGATTGTTTGGATCTACTTCAATCCAGTAAGGTCTGCGGTTCTGTTGACGCTCTTCCGCTAAACTGACAGCCCCTCCAGGTGCAGGATAATCTACAAGAATGTGACTTTGACCATAAGTAAGAGAACACATTAGTAATCTTCTAGCGTATTCATCTAAATCTGACTTTCTTCCATCTACATCCATTTTGAACATTTCTGTCCAGTAAGGATCTCCTATAAGTGTTATTGGTTTTCTTAATACAAGACCTGTGGCTGCTCGGATTAATCGTTGGGTAAATGGGGAAAATACAGCACGATTTACTCTAGCTAGGTAAGCATCGTAATCTTCTCTTGGCTCTAGCGGTAGGAATGTTTCGCTGTTTGTTCGGAGGTAGTCTGTTCCTTCGGTTACGGCTTTCATTATTTCCCAACCTTTCATCATGTCTAGGACAGCCCTCGTGCGAGTGAAAGGACTATCTATCCCACCTACAGAAGTAGATGAGATAATATTGGTTCTAATTGGTCCAGGTACAGCGTAAGTCATTTAACACCTCCATCTTTTTAAAGCTAACGCTTTTCTCGTGGGTCTGCCTTTTTTGTCTTTTAGTGGACCTGGCATACCTTTCATACGAGCACAAAAAGACTTTCTTCTTGCTGCACGTTTTCCTGTCGGATTTTTCTCGGTTACAGGTGCTTGAAGGTTAGATCCTGTTGCTCTATTGTATTTCGCACGACCTTTTGCTGTCAGGCCACCCTTTTTAGATTTTTCTCCTCTACCAACAGATAAACTTACAGATTTACGTTTTTTCATTATTTTCCTACCTTTGCCTGTGCTTTTTTATGAGCAACAGTAAATGAATCCCCTGCTCTCATTCGCCTTTTCATAAACTCCATATGCTTGGCACTATGATGCTCCGAATGTTTTTCTAATAGGTTTTTTTGGCGGGTAGTTAGTTTCATTTCTTCTTTCTCTTCTTCTTTGACTGTAATTTTTTAAGATCAGCAGCAGTGATCTTGTCTCTAGGAGGTGCAACAGCAGCTAATTTCCTTTGTTTTGCAGAATAGGACTTTTTAGGCATGATTTTTCCTAGATAACTCTATGTTACCGCTTTACACAAGATTTTACACTCATTTTTTCTTCTTTTTTGCCTTAGTTTTCTTTTTCTTACCTTTTTTGACACTTGCGATATAACCTTGACATCTTGCCATTGCGTGAGATTTAGCCATTTTTAACTTTTTTTGCGTTTTTTACGTCTATGTTGGTATGTTATCTTCTTACTTCCTGTTTTTTCACGCTTAAATCTTGCTTTTTCGGCTGCTGTCATCTCTCCTACTGTCTTAGGTGTCTTACTTGAGATACGTTTACTAGGTCTGCAAGCAGGATAACCTCGTTTTTCGCCTTTTGAACGACCACAAGGCTTGCCAGTTTTAACATCAACCCAATTTTCAGCAAACCAACGGGTCAAACCACCCTTTGCTCTTGGATTTGGGCTACTTTTTGCCACGCTTCTTCTCCACTCGGTAAGTACCACCACGTTTTTTGTACTCTCGTACAAGCCACGCATTAGCATAAGCACTCGGATAGACCTTGAACTTACGCTTGGCTTCGGCTTTTACTCTAGCGTAAAGAGCTTTATTTACAGGAACATTCACTTCTCTTCTTACCTCCCTTCTTTTTCTTCTTCTTTTTCTTAGTTGTAGAATGGTACATAGTAAGAATTAGGTATCTTAGTATATTCTAAACGAAGTTTGGCCTAATGTCTCTGGCTTGGCAAGGTTAAATTGTTGCAAACATAAATAACCGAAAGCATCAAAAGCATGGTCAACTCCTAAATTTTTGTTGGGTAAACCAGTATTAGGTGCGTAAGTTAAAGTTCGTAGTGATTTTATTAATTCTTTACAGCGTGGATGAATAAATGTTCTTCTTTCTCCATTTGCATCGTACAAAGCTGTGTTAACAGCAGTAATTTTATCTCTTATTTTCCAAGGAGATTTTGGACTCATAACAGTAAAACCACTTCTTCTTAAAATATTGTGGTCTGTAACTCCGACCCCACTTGTTTTTCTAGCACTACCCGTAGGATCTGGACACGCAATTATTCTTCTATCTATCCCATACCTTCGGTTAACTTCTTCCGCAAAATCCCAAGTTGTTGCACCACCCGTCAACAGTATCTCATCAAACACATAGAGACAGTCATTATGTTTTACTGCACAAATTCCGACCATAGGATCAACGTTAAAATCCAAGCCCAAAAGTAAAGGCAACATTTGTAAATCTTGAATATCGCCACTAATATTGTCATCATCAAAACTTACAGCCACTAATCCCGTAAGATTTTCAAAACTTGCCTCAAACTCTTGCTTAAATGTTCTGCTATCTAATTGGGCCTTCGCAGCTTCAACTTCTTCTGCTGGAACATTGCCCCCGTCTATCGTGGTAAAACTCCATCTCCTCCAATCCCCACTTTCATCTTCTGGAACGTAACACCATAAATCGTAAAACCAGCTTGCCGTGCCGTCGGGTGTTGAAATGAATAATGCCCAACCCTGTTTATCCGCTAATGCTGGCCTGATAACTTGAAACCATACGTCAGAATCCATAAATGCTGCCTCATCAAGCACAACTCCAGCTAAACTTCGACCTCTTAACGTGGTTGCATTTTCTGTTCCTTTCAACTCTATAAGTGAGCCGTTTATTAGTTCGATCTTTAAATCTGTTTCGTTTTTGCTTTTTACCCAAGAAGTTGGTACTAATTTCTTTAATTCCTTCCAGGCAATGTCTTTTGCCATGCGATATGTAGGAGCACAGTAGAAATATGTCTCGCCTGGTCGTTTTATCGCAGCATTTACAAGTTCAATACAAGATAAATAAGATTTTCCGAATCTTCTGCCAGCCACCAGTACCCTAAATCTGTTTTTTGCATTGAACACCTCCCCCTGTGCCCACCTCAACGTTAAATTTTCTTTTGTTTTTACACTCATGTACTACAGATTAACCTTAATTTTGATGGATTTGCTAGTTTTTATCGACTAATACGCTATTTTAAGGTTATTATTCAATTAATAACATAAGTTTCAGTCCGTGACAGAAGCAATCCTTAACAATTTTGATGACTCGTTCGCTCCAAGGGAAAAGAAAAGGAATCCAGGTAGATCGCCAGATATGGTTATAGAGCAGAGAAGGCATAGATTGTATAAAAGACAATTAGATGGTTTACCCACAAGGCATTTGGTTTTGGAACACGCTTCCAAAGAAGGGGTATGTGTAAAGACTGCATGGAACGATTGGAAAGAGGTTAGCAAATGGAATGATGAGGATTGGCAAAAAGATAGGGAAAATATGATCGCTCGCATACAAGCCATGAGAGTAAGGCTTTTTGATAAAGCGGTTCGCAAAGGTCAGTTCCAAACTGCTGCTCAGATATTAGATTCTCTAGGTAAAGTAGTAGGGGAGAGTGTGGAGACTGTGAACATAAATGCTCCAGAACTAGCTATACGAATAGAAAATCAAAAAGATAGTTGACACTACTGTAGTATTGTACTATAATAAATAGTGTAGAGAGAAATATTTTAACTACAATTTCATTGTGTCATCTATTTCCTAAGATCACTTGCACCAATTACCAACAACGAAACATCTTTTACACTAGCAATAGAAAGAAAAGAAAAAACCCGAACCAATAAACACGAATAACAAATAATAATTTTTTACATAAAAAAAAACCCTATCAATAAGATAGAGTTAATTTTATTTTGATTTTGTTTTTTAAAATCCTACATAATCAACTACGTTAATAACTGATAAATCAGAATTGCCTGTCTCTTTTATGTAATCATCAACATCTAAATCAAATTCATTTAAAAATTGTTCGCAAATAGATTCATCTAAACAACCATCATATGTATAGTTTAGAATCCCCTCTAAATAATAACTTCCTAATTCTTCAATAAATTCTTCAGTTTCTTCCTGGAGACTATCATAAAAATTATTGAAGTTATCAACTGTATAATTGATAGTAGGAATAAAGAAAGAGATAATGTTTTTTATGTACTTCATAATTAATTATTTTGTAAGTACATAGAATAAGAAGATAAAACAGAATCTATTCTGTTTGTTCTTTCTTGTAAATTTTCTTTTATGTTGGTAGCAATATGTTGACCAACACTAGCAAAAAATACTAGAGACAATAAGTAAACAATAAGTACTTTCATTTTTTTTTGGTAGGAAGTTGTAAAAAATTTTTTCTTCCTTACTATTAATATTAGCTACTAAAAATCTACTATTGTAGTACAATAGATATAGTTGTAACAATACTTAACAATTAATATTATTAACTATTTTCTAAACTATCAACAAGTAAATCTCTCTTATCTTCATCAAATACACCATACATACCAGTAAATAATTGATATGTTTTATTTTCGTTTAGTATTTCATCAGCTAATACATAAGCCAACATATTCGCTACTTTTTCTTCATTAGAAAAATCTGTTGTAACTTCTCCAAAATTAAATTGTTCATAATCTCTAATTTTTTCGATAGCTTCAAAAACACTTTCTTTTTCTAACCATTTTCTAGCCTGGTAATATCCGATTATAAAATAATCTTGATTAATTAAATAATGGTGTAAATCATTAATATCATTATCTAATCCTACATCATCATTTAGTTGTTGGATTAAATAATCTTTTACATCTTGTTTTAGTAGTTCCATTTTTTGTTTTTGTGAGAAGTGAATAAAAAAAAATCTTCTCTATAATTTGTATTGTAGTACAATAGAGAAGATATGTAAACCATTTAATAAAAAAAGTTTTTTATTTTCTTTTTACTATAGGCATTATTAAATAATTAAGAATTGGACTAAATCCGTCTAAAGTTTCAAAAGGATTTTTAATATCCCAAGTTGCAGTAATTATGAAAGGTGTTGTTGGTTTATTACCATTGAAAGTTATTGACTTTTCTTTAGATAATCTTTTAACTTGGTTGCAAAATTGCCCTATATAATCACAATTAAAACTAAATTCTTTTTCAAAATTATTTGAAAATTTATCAGGGATTAATTGTTCAACATTCGGATATGTTCCCTCGATTTGTTGATAATGAACTGATGAAAGGAAAATTTCTTCATTCATAAAAGTAATTAAATTATCAGTGATTAAGACTTTAGTTGCCTGTTTAATCTGACTTTTAAAAACCGAACCAGGGATAGTAATATTTTTATTTAATTTAAAGCCTAATTCATTATTAGGGAATTTAAAATAAAACAATCTGTGGCCGTCAGTAGAGGCAACAGTTATTTCATCATTTTCTACTTTTAAATGAACACCCATTAAAAGGTATTTTGAATGATCTTTAGATACAAATTGACTAGCTACTCTTAAAACTTCATATGGTATTGAAGCAATTTTTGTTTCATTCTCATATATAGCGTATGGACTTGAAACTTGGTTAGCTGTTGTTGTTGTTGACATTTTTTTATTAGTGAGAGGGAATAAGATAAACTCTCAACTAAAGTGTAACATTAGAAATTATTTAATGTCAATGCAATTTTATCTATTATTTTATAAACTCTATAATTAAACTTGATATTTCCCTTATCTAGTCTTATAACTTTTAATAGTGAAGTCATTATGAATAATAGTTCAAATGTACTAAAAGTAACAGTAACTTTCTTGCTATTACTGAAAATTCTAACGTTGTTCATGTTCAAAAATAACCAATTTATCCTAACCTAACCTAAATACTATTAAAGGGCAATTTTTATTTTTTATGAAAGTGAGAATTTTTTTATTGCATTTATGAAAAGACTACTGTAATATAGTAAGGAACTTAGTTTTCACACTAACCAAAATGAAAATTACTGAAAATTCTCAAAGTCAATTCATTAATTATGTTTTAGACTTTTACGGCCAAGGTGGTATATATCCACTAGCCGATCCAATTATCTACAACAAATTTGTTGAACGTGATGACGTATTAAAGGCATTTGAGAAGTACAAAACTCTTTTAGATGCTTCGATCCAATTAGAAAAGGAACTTAAAATTGAAAATCGTTATACCTGGGGTGATGGCGATTCTTTAGACAGGGAAAGAGTAAGAGATATTCTCTTACAAAATTACAACTTTCAATGGACTAATTAAAATGGATAAAATTGATCTTTACTCTTTATTAAATTCGCATGAAAAAGAATATATATGCGAAGTAGTCGGTGAAGTTATTGCACGCAATTATGGTACTGACCAGGTAAATAACTTTGTTTGGGATTTATTTGCTGAGAGGATAGAAGAATGAAGCATACAATCGCAATGAATTGCAGAATAAATGAGTTAATGGAAGAACACCAAGTAACTATTATTCGTCTTATAAATCATCTAGCTTCACATTCATATATATATCAATGTCATGCTATAGATCGCATTGAAAATATAAGCAATGAAAATCCTTATTGTGATGACATTCCAGGGTTTGAAAAGTTAACTATGAACTTGGAAGAAGATGGATAGAAAAGAAGCAATTAATCTAGCCTTAACTTTATTTCGTCAAGACCTGGATAGAAATGATGTAGTAACTACATTAATGAAATCTAACATTCCAGAATCTACTGCTTATAGATATACCAAAAAAGC